GGACGATGCTTTATAAGAACTTCGTCGAGGGCCTCGCGGTGGAAGCCCTTGAAGAGTACATCATAGAGCACCCGGAAGACAGGGATCGGGCCACGGCTATCCGCGAGCCTATCAAGGAACTCGTTGCTCAGGCGCAGATCGTCAACAAGCTCCTGATCGACATCGACCAGAAGATCGGAAGGCCCTCATCCGCAGAGAAGGCGTCCACCGAGGCTGGTGGAGGTCAGGTTCCTGCGGACTCAGAGGTGCCTGAGATCCCAGCAGCTGGAGCTGAGGAAGGCGAGGCCGTAGCGGAGCCAGAGGCTGAGGAACCCGAAGCCGAGGAAGAAGCTGAAGAGGAAACTTAGTATCTCACCTTCATGCTAAGTGCAAAACAGAATACAAGACTTCAACCTTATTTATGTCAAATCTCAGACGATTTAGTCGATGCTAAAAAGTCTGATTCCGTTCATATCTGTTGTAAGAGTTGCGGATCAGCAAATCTTGTTAAAATAGATAGTATTCTAGTTAGGTCGCGACAGAATGGTGGATTATTTGAATGCAAGAAATGCCGATGTAATAATCCGGTTTTTAAAAACAAATTGTCAAGTCTGATAAAAGATCGATGGCGATCAGGCACTTACAAATCTGACGTTGCCCTAAGAAGATCAGCTTGCCTCAAGCCTGTGCTCTCTGAGCGTTCAAGATTGCTTTGGCGTAGGCCAGGATTCAGAGACAAGGTTGTATCGTCCATTGATCGTACCAAAATCGCAAATGGCACTAAACTTGCCATGGTCTCAAAAAAGGCGGGTATATCCCTCCACAGTAGGGAGATGTGGGGTAAGCCTGGGCACCGACAAAAGATGGCAAATCTTGCTGTAGAGCGATGGCAGAATGAGTCATATAGGAACAAGACGCTTGTTGCGATGAGAGATCCATCCAGCAGAGCTAAGATAAGCGAATCTGCAAAGAGAAGCTGGCAAAATATCAACTATAGACAACAACGGGCAGAATTCAATTCCAGGATTCCAAGGACTTCGTCAATTCAGGAAACGCTTTATTCTACATTGGACGATCTTAAAATCCAGCATTTTAGAGAATACAAAGACAAACCTTCTGATCCACAATGCGTCATAGGGCCTTATACGTTCGATTGTGTGATCCCGAGAAGCGGACGACCAACACTTCTAATAGAATGTCAAGGGGAATATTGGCATAGGCTTGAGAACAATAGGGAACGAGACGAGAGGAAAGCAGCCTATATAAACAACAACTTCTCGGGGCTCTACGAGATTAAGTATCTGTGGGAGCATGAGTTTCAAAACGTCGGCAAAATCACAGAAGCGCTAAAATATTGGTTGAATCTTCATAAAATCGAATTAATAGGGTTTAATTTTTCTGAAGTAAGCGTCAGAAAATGCCAGGCCCATGAATGCGACATGCTGCTTGCAAAATATCACTATCTAGCAGGACCCGGTCGCTACGGCATTATGTTTGGGGCGTTTTTAAAAGACGAACTTATTGGTTGTTGCATCTTCTCACCCACACTCCGACAGAATATCGACACGCTGGGCTTTAATGCCGAAGAAGTCCGAGAATTATCCAGGCTTTGTATTCATCCACGGTATCAGAAATATAATTTCGCATCCTGGCTTATAAGTCAATCGCTTAAGCAACTGGATAAGAAATACAAACTTATCATAGCATATTCTGACACGACGTTTAATCATTTAGGTTCGGTCTACAAAGCCAGCAACTTCACCAAAGACAAAACCATAAGGCCTGACTATTGGTATGTAGATGCAAACGGTTGGGTTATGCACAAGAAAACTCTGTATAATTCAGCGAAAAAGATACGGATGGCAGAATCAGAATACGCCCGACTCCACGGATATTCCAAGGTATTTGGGAAAGAGAAATTTAGGTACGTCTTCAAAAGGGCCTAGAACATGCGAATCATCGCTGGCGAAGAAGTCCAAAAGACTTACAAGGGCGTGATCGAGTTCGAGCTCCGTGATCGCGCTGGCCGCTTGATCAGGCGGTGGTGCGAGCCGAACATCGTCAAAATCTTCGCCAAGGAGATCCTGTCTCACCGGATGTTCCATAGCAAGGTGTGGGACCCGAACGGCGGGACCGGCAGCGGTGCCTGGGTAGCCTCTGACGTCGATCCGACAGGCGAATTCGCGGCCAAATACATCCTGCTGGGTGCCAGCTTCGACGCGGATGGCGTGCCTCTGGACACGAACGATCCGCGGTTCTACACGATGGACCCGATTACCAACAAGCCAGTGCCTGTTCGGCTGGATGTCGGGGCTGACAATGACGGCGGACTTATCAACCCAATTCCCCTGTCGGATCCTTTCAGGCCTCTGAAGAAGATCGAGAACATCGGATTCGAGGCGTCCTACCAGCCGTCCAGCGTGCCGCTGCTCCAGGACGACGTCCGCGCGATGAACAACATCGTGCTTCTGGAGACGACGGTCCGGACGGATGAGTACAATGGCTTCGTCAGCGGGAGTTCTGGCAGCGCCACCAGCAGTCCCGGAAGCGACTACTTCACGATTACGGAAGTCGCCCTGGCGGCCGGCATCGAGATCGACTTCCTGCCGAGGTGTGAGATTACGCCAGAGGAGCTGTTCCTCCAGGGCGTGGGCGGAGTTCTTGCGGGGAACGCCATTCCTGCTACGGCCACCGGCACGGATACGATCACGCTGGATTCCGACCCGTCGGTCATCAAGGAAGGCGACCAGATCAAGATCGTGGAAGCAGGCGGCAGCGCCGGCGAGGGCTCTTCTGGCGAGCTCGGCCAGGTCAGCCCCTTCTATCTCGTCATCGCCAAGCAGCCGTCTGGAAGCGACGTTCAGCTGGACCGCGTACCGGTGAACAGCAGCAACGTGCCCCTGACGGGATCGGTTGGCGTGTTCAGGTCGACGCTCCGTTTGTTCAGCCACAGAATACTTAGTACCCCAGTGCGTAAATCAAATGACGTTGAACTTCTGATCCGCTGGCGCGTGATCTATGCATAGGCTCAATATCTGTCGACTTCCTATCTGATAGAATCCCCGGGCGTATCTCAATAGGAGAACAACCCTAAGGAGATACGCCATGCAGCGTGGGTCAAAAGCCGCACAGGCCACACAGACCGTCCCCAAGTGGTCCTGCAAATCCCACCAGCTCACGCAGAAGGAAATCGAGAAGCGGGAGAAGAACCAGCCACCTTACGTCTTCACCTGGTGGCAGCAAGACACACTCCAGTGTCCCAAGTGCAAGCGCAAGGTCGTCGTGATGCGTAGGCCGGACCAGCCGGTCCAGTGTCGGGTCTGCTGGATGAATATCCTCAAAAGCGTACCCCTTATGATCCCGGTCAAGAAGAAGGATGGCTCACCCATCCCTACATCCTTTGCGCTCAACGTCGAAGTCACCAAACAGGAATTCGACAAGATTGCTGGTGGTACGGAAGCCAAGTCCGCTACGACCTCAATCGTCTGGACTGACAAGAAGTCGAAGAAGGGAAAGAAGAAATGACTGTCTATTCGATCCGGTGCTTCAAGGATGGGAAACGGAAGCTGACGCACAAGCTGACCCGGCGGGAAGCGCGGATATTCCGCGAGGCCGCGCGGACTTTGCAACTCTATCTGACAAAGACGTATCATCGCCGGGAATGCGCTCATCGCAGACAAGTTCGCATTCATCGATGCGTCCAGTGCGGTGGTACTGGTTATTGCCTTCCTGTGGACTACGTGGAGGGTTGAGCCATGTTGGGTCCAGAATGGGATGACTTCGCGGACTTGCTACCCACCGTGTACGGCTGGTACCAGTGGCGCGTGCCGTGGGGGTACAAGAAGGTGTTCGCAGTGGCAAAGCCATACGTACATCCGGCGATAGCCTTTGGACCAAAGGATTAACATGACCCTGAAGGAAGAACTCCAGCACCTGCTCAACAAATGCTGCGCCGAGAACGCCTCGAACACGCCGGACTTCATCCTGGCGGAGTACCTCTACGACTGCCTCAAGGCGTTCGAGAAGGCCTCCAACGCCAGGGAGAAGTGGTACGACGTCAAGCTCGAGCCAGGCCAGGATATGCGTAACCTGGAAGATGCCTTACGTCGAGGACTCCCCGTCTGCTACGAGAGCAATTGTCAGTGCAAGGCTTTACATTTCAGTCGGCCAAGGGAATCACCGCTGATGTTATCAGATGACGACGGGCACCTTAATCCCCCGCAAATGCCATGATCCGGTTCATTATCCAGCTTGTTTCCAACATCTACGGCGTGTACAGGAATCTCTTTATCCGGGCATTCCAGTGCGCCCTTCTGGGGGTGGTGGCCTACTTCTCCTTCAACTGGTGCGTCGCTCCCATGCTCCACCTGGATAGGGTGGAATTCTTCCAAGTCGTCGGCACGCTCCTGCTGATCGTCATCCTGAAGCTAACCTGGCTGCTCGAGAAGGGCAAATGACCTGGGCGCCAGAGTTGTCCAATCCTAGCCTCGACACCGGCGTGATCGACAAGATCAAGCCCGGTAAAATCGTTGTCCCCGAGTTCAAGAACTTCGTCATGCCGCTCATAAGGAAAGTAGCTCCCCAGCTCATTGCGGCAGATCTCGTGTCGGTCCAGCCCATGACGGCCCCGGCCGGAATGATTTTCTTCCAGCGGTATAGGTACGGTGCCGCGCCGATCATCATTGTCAAGCGGACCATCCCGAACGTCTTTGGGCAGATCGGCGGCCGGATCCTCGAGGAACCCGACGAGCGCCAGGAGCCAGAAATCTGGGTACCGGAGCCGGAACCGCCGCGCAAGACAATCATCTTCGTGCCTAGCAATTTCGGCACCTTCCCGGTCAGGCACCTAGAAGCCTAGTACCTCTGCCATCACGTGCGTCTGACGACCTCCAGATAGCAAATATATCGTGATGGCAAATAACTATACCAGCCTCACTCTAGAAAGCCGATATGACCCGAGCTTCTACCTATTCCCTATTAACAATGCGCGGACCGGCTACCAGCCGGTCTGGATTCCTACCCTTCTAGTCGAGCCCGCCAAGCGGGACCCGAATACGGGTCTGACCATCTCCGGGTCTGGTGTCCTGTCCCTGGAATTTTATGTGGAAGACGCCCCGAACCTCCGCGCCCCCGTTGCCGGGTACGACCACCGCGGCATCTTCAACCCGGAATTCGTCCTCTTCAAGATCACCGTCAGTGAGGAACAGAAGCTCCAGAACCTGATCAACCTGGACGGGCTTGCCTTCCACCAGGGATCGCCAACCGGACCTATCGTATCGTTCGAAGACGCGAAGGACGGCGACTACTTCGAATTCTCCATCAAGAAGAACCAGGCGGCCGCGCTGGTACCGTACTTCACGGATGCCGACTACTATGACCTTTCCGCCTTCGAGATCACGACGAGGGAGCTGCCGCCTAACCATTACAACTTCATCTGGCAGGCAAGCTATTACCACCGCGTGCTCTCTGCGGATAATGAATTCAAGTGCGTCGACCAGACGTCGGTCAGGCTCACGAACCTCCGCGTGAACTTCGCCCATCCCGGCGAGGTCCACAAGGAGATGGTGGATAAGACGCCGCCCCTCTACTTTTCAGAAGAGGCGCTGGCTGACGATCCGCTGGTGAGGTTCTACAGGCCGTTCGCGGACGTTCTCCAGGACATCTTCGACGAGCACTCGCTGCTGAGGGGCATCAACTGGATTTCCAAGATTCCGGCCCAGATGATTCCCTATCTGGCCTACCTCATCGGCTGGGACTTGCCGACGTTCCCGAACCAGGACCTCCAGTCGGCCGACAAGATCCGCCGTGCGATCCTCCGGAACGCGACAAAGCTCCAGAAGCTCAAGAGCTCGCGCCGGGCGATCTATGAGCTGTTTGAGATCTTCGGATACACGGTCGACCTGGTGAACACCTACTTCCTCGTCAACGGCGACGGAAGGCTCGACGTCGTCGCCCCGGATGAAACGGCCCCCAAGAAGTTCGCCGGCCAAAGCGTGATTACCTCTGAAGTCTGCCAGCTGGAGCCGCTGATTGCCTCATTCTCTGACACGGGTAGGCCGTTTGGCGGGCTCTCCGTCCCGCTTATGTATCCGCCCAAGAGCGACATCATCACGATCAACGCCTACCTCGTGGCAGACGGCTCTCCTGCGGATGCGACGCTCTCCGCGGCGATTAACGGCCTGGAAGGGAGTCCTGACGCGCTCAACGAGCCCGTTTGCATGCGCGTGGGCGGAAGCATCGTCCCGCACAGCCTGCAGGTCCAGCTGGCCGGGGAGACGCTTCTGGGACACGCGTCGGTGACGATCGACGCAAAGACGGGCCAGCCCCTTTCCGAGAATAAGGACAAGGGACTTCCTACGATCGGCAAGCGGAGCATCGGATACGATCCGCGGACGAACGTCATGATCGTCGGCTTTGACGGGTCGGTCGACTTCTCCGGCGGCGAGAAGATGTACGTCTTCGCCTCGTACGAGAGAGTCGCCCTTACGTTCAATCCGCCGTCTCTTCAGTGGCGCCAGTCCAACAGGTTCGATGTGGACTTCACGTCCAAGGTCGACCAGAACGTCGATCCCAAGGTCCTGGACTATCTGATTAACTTCCTGTTCAAGCTCAAGGCCTTCCACTCGCTTCTTAGGAAGATCATTTTCCCTGTCAACCTGACGGAAGTCTACGACGTTACCGACATCACGGCCGGCGGGGCTAACAGGCAGAAACCGGGGACTGACGCCGGCGACCTCCAGGTCCCGCCACCCATCATCCCAACGGGGACGTATGGAAGCAACATCCCGTGCGCCGACACCAACCTCAACTACAAGCAGAGCGACCTCGATCTCAGGAAGGCGATCCTCGATGGGCTCGAGGAAGAACATGCGGCGTGGAAGGCTTTCGATTCGCGTTCGATTCCTCCCAGCCTGAAGCCGATCATCGACAGCCTGACCCGGGTGCCTTATTATGAGCCGACCCGGGCTGAATGCAAGTATAACCCCTACGGTCAGGACAGGGTAGTCACTGATAAGACAGTGGACCTGGATCATCAGCCTGACAACCGGGCGAGCGTGTGCGACCTGGCCCAGAAACCGGTACCGGACTATTCTTACGTCGGTCGCGTCAAGGCGTTCGTCGACGCCGAAGACGTCCTGGACCTTACGGAGCTCGTGAGGTGCCGGCCCTGCAGGCTCATGGGCGGCAAGGGCATCTACATTATTACGCCAAACCCCTGGCAGGTGGACTGGGGAAACACCCTCAGGCAGCGCGGCCAGCAAGGTAGCCGATACTTGGGCAATCTCTATAGGGCGTACAACGCGCCGAGTGAGCTAATCCACTACACTCACAGCCCGTTCAACCATCTGGACGACTTCAAGAAGCTGTCCTATCTCGCCATCCAGCGGCCGTCGCTGGACATCGACAAGGACAACTGGTTCATGCCGGGGCACAGACACCCGTACGCCTACGCCCTCGAGCACGACTTCACGCACCCCGACTATACGGCCAGGCCGTGGGACGATGCTTATTCGCTGATCACCTGCCAGGAAAACAAGTTAGACCAGAATTTGCTCAATGCCAGGATCGAGATCATCCACGGCGAAGAATTCCTCGTCTTCGATTCCGTTCAACTGGGATACCAGGGGAACGGTTTGGTCCCGGACATTTCATCCTACGGTGACCAGGAGGCAAGACCCTTCAAGATCACGCACTCAATCTATGTCGAACAGGAAACCAGGCCCTGGGTCTCGTTCACTGGGGTGACTGAGACGACCGTCGCCTGCATCAAGCCGACGGATTCCATGTGGGTGGCCGGCCTCTTCAAGTCGGCCACGGGCGTAGGCGACTACATCGGTGGCTATCCGGCGGACCAGTCCGTCATGAGCATCGAGACGTCAGCCGGATCAGGCCCGTTCACGATCCGGTTCACATACGGATCGGGCATCCTGCTGGATCCGTCCGATCCGGAGTATCGATACCAGGAAGGATTCCGGTACGACTGCGACTGCAATCAGTTCGACGAGTCCTGCGGGTCTGGGTCCGGTGGGTCTGGATCCGGCTCAGCCATAAGCGCAAGGCTCGGCTGCCTGCTAGAGAAATACAGGTTGCCGAACGGCGGATTTGACTTCAATTGCGACCAGATTACGGTGGATCAGACGCTGGTATTGAACGAGAAGGTCGGCACCTGCTCGACTCTGTACGACGGGACGATCCAGACCAGCTTCTGCATGCTAGGCAATCCAGCCGTGCAAGATGGAAAGTATCCGCCCTTCGGGACCTACAGGTACAGGGACGACTATGGCGTCATCTACGACGGGATGTTCGAATATTATGACGACGTCATTGACATAACGACAGCCATCTTCTCACCGCGCGTACCAGGGCAGGCGGATCAGGGCTACCTGACAAAGGACGAGCAAGGCCGGATCCTCTATATGAAGCGCGGCGTGCTGGTGGTGACCCGGCAGGTCATCGCGCTGATCCCTGGCGGCTACCGGATCGTCGCAGAGGGCACCACTACGGAGATTAAGTTCGAACGGATCAATGACATCTGCGGTGAGACGCCCTGCGTCGACAACTTCTGTTACCACTTCGACTGCCAGGTCGTCGACGACCTGGAGATCCTGGTGAACGGAAGCGGCGGGTCCACTTACAGCTAGTAGAAGGGGAATCATATGTCGTTGGAAACTGAACTGGCAACGCTTACCGAAGCGTCCAGGAATCTTGCTACGACGGTTGGTACGGTCGCACGCACCGTCAATACAGACCATGACGAATTCGTCACCTATAAAGAGAAGTTCAACACCCTTGAAAACAAAGTTAAAGAAATAATCCGACATCATGAAGACGAACAGACCGCAAAATCGCAACGGCGTCTTGATGCCGTAAAAGAGAAGCGTTCTACGTCGTTGCAGATAAATCTGGCTGCCGTTGGTATCATCGTTTCCATTGTATTAGCTCTTTTGGCCTTGTTTTGGAAGTGAGTTCACCATGTGCCAGGTCCTCATTCTCTCGCAGGACATTGACTTCAGCTCTACAGCCTTCTCGAGGCTGAGAGGAGCTGGCCACACCGTGAAGATCGTAGGCGCCGACCTGGATGTCCTGTTCGAACTAGGTGCCCTGGACTCGCCTTTCGAATGCGTCATCATCGACGAGAAGGCAGGCGGACTAAAGGTAGTACAGAGCATCCGGAGCCACGATAGTACGACAGGGATCATAATTGCATCGGAAGACGACTCTGAAGCTGCTGCAAAGCCGTACGCCGGCCTGGACGTCTGGAGCGTCGTCCATCGTAAGGAGTACGGCCTTCTGGTCGAGAAAGTTCAAAAGGCCTGCTCCATGGCGTCCATGAGCGCCACGCACTTCTTTAAGGTCAAGACGGCGGTCTCTGAAGCGGCGAAGTCTATCATGGATGCGCAGGCCAAATTCTGCCAACACCACGCCACATGAGCTATCCGATTTACGAACTGATGATCCGCCGCGGTCGGGAAGTGGGCGTATTCGGCGTCGGGCTGGTGCCGATGCAGAATGCGGACCCAGATCCCCAGACGTTTAGGCATCAATACTATTACAACACGCGCGAGAACATCCTCTACAAGAAGACGCAAGGTAACGGAGGCGTTCCGTTCTGGAAGCGAACTTCGACTCCGGCATGCGCTCCGCCAGCCAGGTCCATTCCGCCGAGGTAACCGTGCCCAGCGTATTCGTGTACTGCCGCGGAGACATAAAAGAGTTCCAGTGGCCAGCGAGCAAGACAATTGGCGAAGCAGCTGTGGAGGCATCGAAAGCGTTTGATTATGCGCGTCCGCCGGACATTCCACATTTTCAAGATCTCGAAGATCTCGTCCTCCAGCAATCCGATACCTTTACAAAGCTAGGGACCAGGGATGGGGATAGCTTCTTGCTCATAGCACTTTTCTCATAGCAATTGGCGGCAGTATCTAAATACTTGACAAACCGGATACCCTGTGGTATAATTGCGTGTGAAAGGAGGGAAAGAGGGAGTAGGGAAATGCCGGTCCTGACGATTCCTCACAGACGTGTCCCGTATGTGAGGGGAGAAAAGCGAAGATTAAGTATCTGCACGTTCAGTGCAGTAGTTCCGGCGGGTGTCCGGCAAGTAGCCCGTGCAAGCGGGAACTCTCAGCGTGAGAGAACACCACTCCGTCGTCGTCTGTCATCGTCAGGATCGACATCTCCCTACACGCCGTCCAAAGCAGGCAAGCGTTCAACCACCAGAAGGGAGGGGCGTATGACCTAGGTTGCCACCCATTTCTACGTCATCGTCCGGACCGACATCTCACTCCCTCAGCAGATCGTCCAGGCTGTCCACGCCGCCCATGACGCAGGCCGTGTAGTATCCTCTGATGGACGCTTTTCCACCGTCGTCTGCCAGGTCCCTTCCGAACAACACCTGCTCCACGAGTACGATCGTATCACCTCCAGGGGTATTCGGTGCTTCCTGTTCAGGGAGCCAGACATGGGCGGTCAGGCAACGGCCCTGGCTACCGAACCCACCGCCAATAGGAAGTTCTTTTCCCGGTTTCACCTTTGGAAAGGAGACAACCATGTTGTAGGCAAGAGGACCGCCGTTGCTTGTCCCGACAACTTGTCCGTTTCCACGTCCTCAGTTATTGGAGACAAGCAATGATTCTCACCACCGAGCAGTGGGATGCCGTCCAGGCGATGAAGGCGGAGATCAAGGGCCTGGCCGAGACCCAGAAGAAGGAGAAGGCCATCCTGCGGACCCCGCATTTGAACATCCGCGTGCCTGATGGAAAGGGTGGCTTTTACGGTCCCTGGCACTTCCAGTGGGAGACCCACAAGAGGGCCAGGCTGATCACGGAGCACCTGATTGAGTACAATAAGGCACGCGGGAAGGACTTCTCCATGTACCTGGGGAAGCAGAAGGCGGAGGCAAATGGTTGACCCCGATAGTACCTCCGTAGTATAATGTGGTTGCGGGACCGGCGTCCCGCTTTGCACCCATAGCACAATGGTAGTGCTGCGAACTCTAAATTCGCCGATGCGGGTTCGAACCCCGCTGGGTGCACCACTTTGAGGATACCTTGGAGGCCCGATGTCTGATCTGATCCCGAAGGACAAAAAGCAAGCGGAACAACTGCCCCCGGACGGGCCGCTGATCGAACTTGGCCAGTGGTATTGGATCGATGACAATGACGACAAGGGAATCCTGCGCAAGAAGAGCTTCTTCGCTTGCGTGACCAAGATCGGGTCCAACTTCATCGAATGTCATAATCCCTTTGGTTCGTATACCCGCATCCATCTGGACAAGCTTTTGGATGAGTGTAGGTTGGAACCTGAGCCCGAGAAGATCATCCGCGAACAGATGATGAAGTACCGAAGGGAAGTCCAGGAGAAGCTCGGCGAGATCAAGAACATCATGGCCAGGCTTGGGCTCACTGAGCTTCCCAAGCTCGGGCACAATGTCCAGCCCCAGGAAACGAGCAAGGCTCTCTCCGTCATCGCGGCCTCGGAAGACGTGAACCAGTACAAGAAGAAGCTCATCAAGGCCAAGGAGAAGGATCTCCCCGCGCTGTTCGAGGAAGTGAAGAAGGCCAACGAGAAACTGGCCACCTGGATGCAGGCCCAGGCCCTTCCCATGGAGGCGGCGTCCGAAGAACTGGAAGAGCGCCTGGGCCAGATCGACGACCGCATCTTCAACGTCTCGCTCTATGCCGGACTGACCGAGGACGTCAAGCAGGTCTCGGACGGGAAGCCGGCAGACAGCACGGATAGGCTTCACATCCTCCAGCGCCTCCTCTACATGGACGAGGAGTGCCTGCTGGATTACAAGCACGGCGGCATGGAATTCAGCAATATCAAGAAATTCGATGCCTGGCTGGCCAAGCCCGGCAACCGCGACCGTGTCCTACCGTTCCCCAGGTCCATCGTCGCCTTCCGCGTGCGCCGCGACGAGAAGGAACGCGATTATGATGGAAGCCTTGCCCAGGCCATGATCATCTTCGATCTGAAGGAGCTTGACAAGCTGACGTTCCTTTACATCCGGAATGGCGAGCGGCTCTACCGGATGAACTGCGACCTGGAATTCGGCAATCTGATCTTCCCCGGCCAGCACGAGCTCAATCTTTCCGAGCCCATGATGGCGAAGATGTTTTGCAGCCGGGTCAATGAAATCATCCCCAAGAGGGAGTTCGAAGACCTCGTCGTGAGGGAAAAGGAAAGGGTCGTCAAGGAGAAGGAGTGGAGGAAAGTAAATCCTGGTAAGAGCTGGATAGAGAATCCGTTTCACGAGTGGAGCGATAAGACCAGAGACTTTGAGCCCTTTGACAAGACGAGCGTCTATTTCGATGAGATGAGCGCGGAGGTAGCCAAACGGATCAAGCAGTACAACCGGATCGCCGTCATCGTCCAGGGCCTGTTCGACCGTTCTGAGGTCCTGCATCCGCACCCGCCCGTCCAGCTATGGTCGCCGGGTGGCTTCGCTGCTGCCGTCGAGCTCGTTTATGACGGATCCAACACCCTGCATTATGGAGACGCTCCGGACTTCGAGGCCTATCGTCTCGAGTGCAATAAGACCTTAAAGGAAGGCTCGATCGTCGTCGGCCAGCATGGCTATTGGCTGAATAAGGAAGTGGAGAGGGAACAGAATAGGCAGGAGAATAACTGGCGGTATAAGAACCCGCACGTGTCCGCGGCGTGGTATAAGCCCCCGGGGAATCCGGGTCCTGGCTATGTGGCTAAGGTGGCTTACTGGTTCCCCAAGAAGCGTCTCGCCGTGTTCAGGTGGATGCGCGAGCGGCAGGCGTTTGGGCGATATAATGATGGCGAGCTGATCCCCACTTCTGTTGCGGTGCCGGACACTCACCTGTTCAATGTGAGCGCCTATGAGCCCGGAGACTATAAGCAGTTCTTCATCGATCCGAGGACACGCGCTCAATACCTGAAATGGGCGCGCATGCTGCTGGCTGCTGAGGATTACTTCTCAGGGCACATTAAAGTCGGGGAAGCTCCAGAATGAATACAAGACTCCCGCCGAACGACAAGTTCCCGCGGATCCGCCACTTACCATGGAGCCCCGGCGTCTCGAAGGACGACCTGGTCGGGGATTCGTTCTTCTTCCTCGACTCCCCAATAGCCTGTACCATCAGTGAGAAGATGGACGGCAGTAACGTAGCGCTCACGCGTGATGCCGTCTTCGCACGGACACACGCCCATCCGCCGACTCATTCGTCTTTCAATGCACTCAAGGCGCTCCATGCCTCCATCAGACACTGCATACCAGAGGGGTTCACCGTCTTTGTCGAATGGTGTTGGGCGGTGCATTCCCTGGTCTACAAGAAGCTGCCCAATCCGCCTCTCTTTCTGATAGGCGTACGATCAGAGGTGGCGTCCTGGTCGAGCCAGCTCGAGCCCGGCACCTGGTTGGATGTGCCTCGCTGCAAAGAAGTTGCTGAGCAGATCGGCATTCCGATGGTGCCTATTATCTGGCAGGGCCAGCTTCTCGCGCCGCGCGACACGATGGATAGTATCCTGAACACGCTGACATACCCGCCAGTCTATGGGCCGGAGCGCGAGGGATTCGTCATTCGGTACAGCGGGACCATACGGGATGCCGACTGGGACAAGCTCGTCGCCAAGTGGGTCCGTGCAGGCCACGTCACCACGGACGAACATTGGACAGTCAATGCAGTCAAGAGGCAGAGGACAGCATGAAGCCCTGCTCCCTTTGCGGTCGCCCCGCACCCACCACGCGACACCACGTCGTACCGAAATGCCGCAGGCGGAACAAGATGCCTGCGGAAGCCAAGGAGAACATCGGCACCACGAAGAACTTCTGCCGCGACTGTCATAGGGCGGTCCATGTCATCTTCACGGAGAAGGAACTTGCCGCCCAGTATTTCACGGTAGATAAACTAATGGCTGATCCGCGGGTCCAGAAGTTCGTCGCCTGGATCAGGAAGAAGCCGCCGACGACGTTCTTCGGCTCCACTTATCAGAGGCCAAGATGAGTTATACGAAACGCATGAAGATCGATTTTAGGCTGGAGGTCTTTCTTACGAGGGCGACCAAGATAGACCAACAAGACAAGGAGGAGCTCAAGGATCTTCCGCCTGAGATTTGGAAGGCCGAATGCCCCAAATTGGACAAGACTGGCTACGGCAGAACTGAGAACCTCGCGATTGACAGCTTGAAGCTGGCTATCGCGGACGTGTTTCCTAATCCATCATTGGAACGCGGCGGCGGCGGCAGAGACGACAAACTCATAAAGGGATAACATGAAGATTATTACGTCGCTCGAGGAATACTTCAAGATCATCAAGACCCTGGCCCGCCCGAAGGCGGAAATCCGCATCGCCACTTACAACCTGTTCGCCGGCGTGCTTCCAGACGGGCGTTATACCAATGACTGGGGCAAGGAGAACTGGCACAGCAACGTGGGTGAATTACTCGACCATCTTCATGAGCTGGACGTCAAGGTCGAGATCAAGATTGGCAAGCCTCTTTTTGGCAAATGCAAGCTCCAGGATAACGTAGAATGTTGCATGCACAAGAAGGAGGAGAAGTGGGATGATCGGCTGGACCAGATGGACAAGCGCTGGCCCAAGTTCACGTTTCAGATCCTAGGCATCTCGCACGCGAAGCTCATCTTGTTCAAGCTCGAGGACGGAAAGCACTTCAGCATCTACGGCGGGCGCAACCTGTCGGATGCGCCGCTGATGGACTTGAGCTTCGTGGATGCCGACCCAAAGATATATCAGAAGTTGCTCAAGGTCTACGAGACGCTTCAATAGTCTTTCCCCCAGTAGCTGGCGGCGCCGGGTCCCCCCACCCATCTGTGGCGCCGCCGGCGTATCCGCAACACTTCAGGATGAGCTCCGCCCTGTTCTCCCAGGCATGATTCGCCAGGATGTGGTGTCTTACCTTGCTTGCGACGAATTCCCGCTCGACGGAATGCCGCAGGTAGAACTCGATCTTGGCGTCCAGGTCCGCATCGTTCTTCCAGAGCATCTCATCCAGCTCCGGCAGGTTGATGAGCGCGCGCAGGTCGTCGTTCCAGTTTGCTAGCATGAATGCCCCGCAGCCTAGGATCTCAAAGTATTTGGCATTGATGTCGTAGCTCTTGGTCTTGTTAAAGCAGATCTTGGCCGACTGCATGGCCCTCACGTAGTCGGGACCATAAGCCACGACATGCTTCATCCTATACCTGTTGACGTAAGGCTCCCTGTCCGGCGTCAGGCTTCCAGCTAGGATAATAGGGTCGATTCTCTCGGTCTCCAGGTCTACGCCATGATGCTTGCGAGAAGCGGCATAGGGCAGCCAGAACGAGTTCTTGAACTTGCTGGTATCCTTGGGGTTGTTGCAAGCTACCCAGTCGAAATTGCCTCTCTGGGTGAGATCGACGTAGTTGTGGGCGATGCCGCAGTCCGTCAGGTGGGTGTCGATCGCCCAGAAGACCTTAGGCGTCTTAACGTACTTCCAGTCGTTCCACCAGTCGAAGCCGGCCCAGTCCTTATCCGGATAGTTCTCTGTCGCTATGATTAAGTCGAAGCCGGGGGCTAATAGAAGAATGTCCTTGGGTGGAAACGGGCAACCAGGGCCTGCTATGGCGGCAGTATGGCCTAGGTTTTCGAATGCATAGAGAAGCTCCCACCCTTCCTTCCAATTGGCGTGCGGCTGACCTGTAAGCGTGCGGTCAACGAGCAGGATGCGCATGGACGTGAAATACTCTATTCCATACTCTGGTCGACGAGCTTCTTCCACACGTTGCGGGCGATGTTCGGATCCATCAGGAAGTCCAGGATGTGCTTCTCATCCCTGTTGTCTATGTCCTGGACCCTGAATGCCTTCTTGATGGCGAGCATGTCGAAGCGGTCTATCATCTCCTGCGTCTTTATCTTGCCGTTCGGGAGGACGATCTGGACGAACTTCTTGATGCCGATCTTTCCTTCCTGCTCGTCCACTTTCATGCCGATCTTGAGCGTGCGCCTGCTTCCATCCAGACCCTGAAAGGCCAGCGTCGCGAACGGACTCCCGTCCTCGTCCTTCGAGTACTGCCAGTCAGGCCCGCGCCAGTCACCCTGTCCCTGGGTTTCTGGCTCAGTCTCTATCTGAGCTGCGATCTCTTCCGGGGTGGGCATTTTTTCTGCCATGGGTCCCTCGTGTTCTGTCATAGATTTGATCGTGCAAATCTACTATAAGATGAGCATAGGCCAGCAAATAGGGGCGATTGGGGCGCTAGTATTTATAGCGATAGCGCTGTTTTTGTGGCGGTGGTGGAGGGGTGGGGAATGAGCCAAGACATGTCCGATAACCTGTGGCCTTCCCCAGAAGCCATTGCTTCCATTCTAGAAGCAGACCAGCTTACGACGAGCATAAAAGACGTACCGACTCCGGAAGTCATAAAGCCGGAGAGTCAGAAAACTGGTCAAGGTGAACAGAACCTTGCGCAAGCATGGCTTCTCGCCTGGCGAGAGCTCCTCTGGCAGCAATTCCAGGAAAACGCCAGGATCGGCAAAATGCCCCTGGAGAAGGCGATAAAAGACTATTCGGATGCCGTCTCGACTGCCCAAAAGAAGGCTACCGTACATTTCTTCGCTGGCGTGACATATGATGCCATTTCGAATGAAATCACGAAAGCAAGAGTTAGCGGCGACACGGAGAGGGTCAAGAAGTTCGAAGGCGAGCTTCAGAAATATCAGGATACGGTCAAGAAGCTAGTGAAGGAAGAACTGCCAGACTGGGATGCCAAGGCGATCAGCATCATTGAGAAACTGCCAGACATAAGGACTCTGATTAGTCAGGTCGTAATCGACGACATCAACCGGCTCAGGGACGAGCTTGGCAAGCAGGAGGACGAAATCGGCGCGATCATCGTACAACTCATGTCCGGGGACACCTTAGAAAAGAAGTTCGGCGACTTCGTAAAGAGGCTGGAAGAGAAGCTCAAGGCTGACGACAGGATCAAGAACTACGTCCAAGCCATAAACTGGGAGGAGCTTCGGAAGAAGGCCATCAAGCACACTATGCCGCAGGTGACCCTGACGAAGACTGGAGAATATGCGCCAGGCTCCAAGGAAGCAGAGGATCTTGCAAAGGCTAATGCAGATTTTGACAAGCTGACGCAAAGCCTGGGCGGGAGAGGCTTAGGTTCCGACCCAGGCTTAGGTTCCGACCCAGTGAGAGTCTTCGCAATCGACGACCAAGGCAACCAGAATAATCGCAGTTATGCTACGAGCCATCGCGATAAGATCCACACACAAGCCATAAGGGACATCGTCGCAGAGATCATCGACGGCGTGGGAACCGATAAGTCGCTCATACCTGGCGACGTCAGGGCGAAGACGGAAGCGGGGAAGCCGGTTAAGACTACGGAGCCGGGGTCCCGGTTTTCCATCGACGCAAAGCCGGAGGAGATCGCCAGCCGCGCCGTCCGGACTATTGACTACGGCAGGGAAGGGGCGGAGGCTCGCAGGCGCGAGGAGAGAGAGGGGAAGCCGCTTGAAGGCGACAAGTTCGCCAAGGATCTCACCGGCGCCGTCTATCGCGTCTCGATACCGTTCACGCAGGACGGCAGGGCCAGGACGCTCCGGGCTTATGTATGCCTCGCCCAGCCCAGGAAAGAACTGAGCCCGGAGGCGAAGGCGAAGATCGACCCTTACGCCATAATCCGGGACAGGCTTGCCCCAGGTGAAGCATCGGCCCTTCAGGTCTACGTCTATTACGACGGCAAGATGGTCAGCAACGACTCGACGACCGGCATGGATCTCGGAGAGCCTCTGAAGAAAGTAAGCGGGTCCCTAGCCTTTAAGGACCCCAAAGAAGTCATGGCAGACGTTGCCATGAAGCTCCTCGTCGGAAAGCGACACGAGGTTACGCCGGACATCTCCAAGGAAGAGATCAAGAAGCAAGCACGGGAGATAAGCGCGAAGGACGAAAGCGGTGCCCCGGGTAAGGGTGGATATGGCATCTGGCGCGTGGACGTCCCTTATTCGTGGATCGACTTCGACGACCCCAACGTCCTGGCCATGAAGAGGCCAGAATCCAGTGGCAGAAAGAGGACTGCCCCACAGGCCTTGCAGCCCAAAGGTCGCGCTGAGACAGTCGGAAGGCATGCCGTCTCCAAGAAGACGCCGACTGACGAGCTGCCGGGCGAAGACAGCGGGTTAGCCGCGGCCAGAAAGACGGAAACGGTCCAGCTCTACATCAACTTCGGCAAGCTTTCTGATCAGGAAGCTCGGAAACTCATTGACCGCGACGCAGGCAAGAAGGACATCCCCGGCGTCTCTACGTCGACATACGTGCAAGCGCAGGGGATGACCAACGCCTGGTACTGGCAGCAGAAGGTGGGCGGCCACGTCCAGGAAGTCGTTTGGGATGCCGGCGAAGAGTCGGATCCCAAGCTATCGGGATCGAAATCAAGAAAGGCGGTCCAAGCGAATGCGGTGCCAATCCCGGAGAAGATCTTCACCACACATAAGGACAATCCGAAGAAGATCGTCCAGCTCGTTGCCTTGCAAGTCTCCCATACGCTTGGTATCGACGATGGCGAGATCATCCTAGATAAGGGACTGCCTGGAAAGGTCTGGCAGGGTCCAACAAAAACGCCACGAGAGCCAGAGCCCAACGTCATCCGGATCGGCATCCGGCACTCTGCTAGAAGCGGTAAGACTGAAACCAAGGCAGCCCAGGCGCCATACAGGCTGTCGGACGACGAACGGAAGATCCTTCAGGCTGGTGAGGAGGCCGCGGAAAGGCTGCGCGCGAGATGGGATGCTGGCAAGTCCAAAATGTCCGAGGAGGAGAGGAACGAAGCGCTCCACCTCCTCAGGCGCGCCCTCGAGGTTGGCAAGAAGACAAAGGGCGACATGGCGTCTGTTGAAGGCGGTCTTGACCTTCCGGAAGAGTTTGCCTGGACCATGGTCTACGTGGCTAAGGATCCTGGAGATCCCGCGAGCGTCCAAGCTGCCCGCGATCTGGCCAAGAAGGACTATGCCGCAGAACGAAAAGAATGGGAAGCGGGAGAAGAAGAAAGCAGGTGGAAGTCAAAATCCGCCGAAGAGAAACACGCCCAGAAACTCGCCAAGATGGGCGATGCGTTGAAGCGGGCGGAAGATGAGGAATTGAGGGGAGGAGATCCTGATGAACTTGACGCGTCTGATGATAGTGGGGTTGACGTACCGGATGCCGGTGGTGCCGAAGCCCCTACCAAGGCGCTTCCTGGCTTCCTAAGCGCCCCATCCAAGGGTGTTGGTGAAAGCAAGGCGTTCCTTGAGGCTTCCCGCCTTATCTCTGAATCCAAGGAGCTGATCCGAAGGCTTAGAGGGCGTGTCCGGAGGTAGTTCGGAGGGTCCCGAGGCCTCGATTATCTGATAGTATCTGAAATGCGCGTGGAGGGCAACGAGGGTGTCAGGGCGTGTCAGGGAAGGCCGAAAGCGCCGTCCAACTTGTCTTCGAACGGGTCGATAGTCTTGCCGAAGAGTTTCTGCTTCCCCTTCTCCTCTTTACCTTGCTCCTTGCACAGGTCGCACCCCGGATAGGTTCTCTTGTTCTGAATGTGGTACCAGTGGGCGGCTTTCATCTGCTCTTGCGCCATATCAGCGTCGTATGCCTGCCTGGCCTTGCTAGGTGCGTCTGGCTTCCTGATGGCGTTCTTGCCGAGCGGAACGAAGATTCTCCATTCCTTCAGGCCGAGCTTCACCGGCCAACTGATGCGTACCAACCAGATGCCATTGGCGTCTTCGGATAGCTCTACGTCGTCGGAAGCCTTAATTTCCCTGCGCGCGAATTCCATCATGATCAGATTAGCTACCTTCCGCACGAACTGTTCTACATTGCCGTCGTCGATGCCCTCTATGTCCTTTTCGCTCAGGTTCTTTATGCGGACGTCTCGGCCGATGGTCGTATTGCCAAAGGGAATCTCGGTCTTCTGGAGCTCGTAGGCGTAGACCTTGAACCAATCCGCGGGTGGCCTTGCTTCTGGCATGCTGTATATTTTACTGCGGACTAAATTAGGATGACTCCGGAGGGCGGCTTCTTGAAGTGTACGATGGTGTCCCTGACTTCCGGGACCAGGTCTACGAAGTCCATGAATCCGGCGTCAAGTATGGCTTGCTTGACCAGTTCGAGGTCCTGGTAGAACCAGGGACACTGATCCGGAGGAAAGACTGCCCCTTTATCCACTTGGATGAGATTAGGATGCTTCTGCCAGTTGCCGAACATGCATACCAGATTGGCGCCTCTCTTCGTAACCCTAAACAGACTCTTCAAATATTCACGCACCGCATCCATTGTCAAATGACAGAAGCACCCGAAGCTCCACACGAAATCGACGCTGTTATCCGCCACACCTAGGCAGGAGAAATTCCTGTCCGGGAGCTCAATATACTCAACGTTCGGGAGTTGGGCAATCCAGTCAGATTTAGGTATTACATCCAGACAGATGACCTTCTTGAAGTTCGGACTTAAGCAGTTCTGAGTCCAGACACCACGACCGCATCCGACTTCCAAGGCGACGTGTTGCTTGTTGCAGAACGGCGTAACGGTCGTCTTTATGAAGTCGCTTACGGGCATCGTATACGGCCACTGCTCGACGTAGCCGATGCCCCAGGCCTTTATGAAGCAATCTTTTGGCGTGTCCATTAGAATGGCGTCAAGACAGAGGGTGCCGCGTCATATTTCTTCTTAAGCTCTATCCAGGTCGGCGACAGGAGCCACTCCGTAGACTCCTTAAATGGCAGGCCTGTGTAGAACTTATACTCGCCGCAGTATTTGCAGAAATTTTGAAGTTGGATGTCCTTCCTGGCCTTGAAATCTTGAAGGTTCTTAACGCCAAGGTCCAGGCCTAGCACCTTGTCGATCGTAGCCGCCGGCGGGCAGACGTAAAAGCCGTACTTGTTGACGCAAATCGGGCAGTCCCGAATGATGCCACACCCTTCTGAGAAATCGCGACCTGCGAGTTCCGGCACGTCCACGGGCGCTATATACATCGTCTTATGTGCCGGGATCGCCTTATACTTCTCGGAATCTATGACGTAATCGAATGCCGGGTCAGTCATGTCCAGTGGCCCGCAATTGCAGACTCTCCAGTTTCCAGTAGCGAAGATGGCTTGCTGGAGAGCCGGGTCGACTCGGATGCCGTTGGATTGCATACAAATCTGAAAGCCTATCCTGCTTTTGTATCCCTGGACTAGTTTGATGGCTTCTACGAGGCGCGGGTGTAGGGTCGGTTCGCCGCCAGTCAAGAATATCCGCTTGAGCTCCCATTTCTCCGTAACGAACTGGTTGAGGATCCTATCAAGCTGTTCCAAGGTCATGTTGCAGTCGTCGTACGTGAACTTGCTGACGCCGGCAAGACAGTTCCCACAGGCAAGGTTGCACCTGTAGGTGAGCATGACGCTGAGTTCCCACCACTTAACCGTATAGGATATCATGGATTTAGAATAATGTCAGGGCTGGAGGCGCAGTGTCGTACTTCTTCTTGAGCTCTACCCAAGTCGGCGACATAAGCCATTGTCTTGATTCGGAGAATGGTAACTTGGTGTAAAACTTGTATTCCCCACAATATTTACAAAATTGTTGAAGTTGTGCTTTTGCTTTATCGCCTTGTATAAACTCTTTGAGATCCTTGATGCCAGCGTCTAATCCTAGAATTCTATCAACCGTTTGGAGGCCCACGCATATATAATAGCCGTATTTATTCAACACGACTGGGCATTCGGTTAGTATGGGGCATCCAGCCGAAAAATCTTTATTGGCGAGCTCAGGGACGTCCATGGGCGCAACGTACATCGTTTTTAGCGCAGGTACGCCAGCACTTTTGTTAGAATTCACTATCAAATCAGTCTTGACCCTAAGGTGCGTCCCGTCCACGCCGCATGTACCCCAATTTCCAAGGTTCATGATGGCCTTCTGCATCGCCAGGTTGTTTACCCCGTTTGTTGCTATGAGGATTTGGTGCCCCAAAGCAGGCTGGTATTTTCTAAATAGGTTTAGGATCTCAAGAAACTGTGGGTGGAGAGTACACTCTCCGCCGCATAGCCATATCTTGTTCCATTTCCAACTATTGTCTTTTGTCTGCTGAAAAAGCTTCTCTATTTGTTCCAACGACATGTCGTCTGCGCCGCCACGTGTGAATCTGCCGCAGCCGGCTATACAATTTCCACATGAGAGATTACATCGATACGTAAGCATTATCATTAGATCCCGCCAGTTTATGGGGTATGTATCCATATCTAATCGTCTCCTGTCAGATCAACAATAGTTAAGTAATCCGGTGTCCATAGGATTACTGATCCAGAGATTACTTCCATACTGTTCGGCTTTAGGGAAAGCAAAGCCATCAACCATAGAAATCCACGCCGGGTCATAAAACAGGCCTTGCTTTTATGAGTTTGATGATCTTGGCAGGATTCCCCACAACGACAACAAATGGCGGCACATCCTTTGTGATCACTGAGCCAGCACCTACAACGGAATGCTTTCCGATACGGCAAGGTCCAACGATGATGCATCCACTAGCAATCCAAACGCCTTCCTCGATGATGATGTTTCTGTTCTTCTTTATGGCTAATTGTCTAGCCGCCCCAAACTGTTCGTAATCATGCGCGCCAGTCAACAACATGGTGTTATGAGCAATAGAAGCATAGGCATCAATTTGAACGTAGCCAGAAGAAACGTTTATGAGAACATCGGCTAAAGCTGCTGTTGGGTGTATTTTGACGTCCGCAGCAGAACCCCCCATAATCTTCCATATTCTAGGGATGCAAACCATAGGTACCCCTACAATTTCGTGAACTCGAACTTATGATCCTCTCCGCTCCCGGTGTGACCCAGGCACTTGAAATCGAAGTCTGGACAGAATTGCTTCAGGTCATCGGGCTTGCGGGCCAGCCAGACGTGGCGTTCATTTGGCGGCGCCTGGGTGACTGGCGTGATGGCGAAGATCTTGCCGCCCTTCGGGATTAACCTCGCCGCGTGTTTGAAGATCGTCACGATGTCGTTGGGCATTAAATGCTCTATGACGTCGAAGGCGACAATATGATTGATCTCGGTATCTTTCAGAAGACGAAGAAACTGGCTTGCGTCAGTGATAATGACGTCGATCTTGTCCAGTACCGCCTTTGCGTCTCGCATAAGTGATAGAAGGAAGTGGCCGGCTGCCAGGCTGTAATCTATGGCGAGGACCTTCTTGACGTTCGGATGCCGAGATAGGACGATCGAAATCTCACCGCGTCCGAATCCCAGATCTATGACGGTCTGGCCCGGAGCCTTATCAAGCTCCTTATCCACCCAGCCTTCATAGGACTTTAGGCGCTTGCTGAGCTGGCCAGGCGGAAGCTCCCAGCCCTCGCAGTTCGTCTTGTAGTACGCCTCGTCATAGAGGCTTCTGGGCACTGTCATAGGCGGACTGCCTTAACGAAGCCCACGCTCTCCGGAGGATTAATGACCTTGATGATCTTCCAGTCCTTGGAATTTTCTATGATGGGCCGGAGCAACCGCATCTTCTCCGTGTTCCAGTCATGGGCCATGAAGATGGACCCAGGATGTAAGAAGGGCTCGAACATGGTGAGTTCCGCTACGGATTCTTCCGCGTTCTCCGCTCCGTCCAGGAACACGATATCCACAGACTTGCCAGCTAGTACTGGAGGGAAGACCTGGAGGCTGTTACCCAGATAGAACTTGACAAGGGGGAGCAACTCCGGAAATTCCCGTTGATAATTCTTGACTGCCTGCCCGTGCATGGCCGCATCGGTTTCTGACGTATGGAGCTCGCCGGAACCGTTCTTCTGGAGACCCTTAGCCAGGAAGAAGGTGCTTCCGCCGCCCAGCCAAGTCCCGACTTCGAAGATGACCTTTGGTTTGGATTCCAGCACTGTCTCGTACAGGCAGGTCCGATCCGCGTTATAGAGCTGGCCGATCCAGCCCACGGCACCTGGAGTCGTGCACATGACGCCATTTGGACAGATCTCGATGGTCATCTGTTCCTCGTCATGAAGTAGACGACGTAGTTCGTGAGCTTCCCGCCGATTGACGTCGGCTCGAGCGTGAAGCCCTGTCGCCGGATGATCTCCGCAAGCTTAGCCGAGCTGAGGGTACTTGCGAAGGCCCCTGCGTGGGCAAGCCCATCTGTCGGTATCCAGCGCAGGTACTCGTCACCCGGAGTTAGGAACCAGGACACGACTGATAGGAATTTCGTGCGCTTGAGCAGGTTCTCGAAGGCTTCATAACACTTGTCGGCTGCCTGATGCTCTAGGACTCCTCGCGCGTAAGTTATTTCAAACTGCGGACTTTCGTTGGCGAAGAAATCTTCAGCTTTGAAGTCATACCCAGGGTGAGTCTTGATCGCGTAATCCACAAACTGTTTCGTAACGTCAAACCCGTGATACTCTATAATTCCATCGTCATGCTTCTCTTTGAAGAAGGCTTCGAAGTCCCGACACTGACCAAACCCGGCCTCCGCAAGGGACAAGGGGCTAAACCGCGGACTTTTATTGATCCACTGCTTTATCTTCTCGTAGGCAAGGGTCCTATCTGGTTCTTCGAACGAATAGGCCAGGAACCCCTTCCAATCCTGCTCGCTGATGGGCGCCTGCCAAGCTACCTTGAAGTCCTTGCTCATTTTATCCACCTATGGTCTTTAAGGCCTCAGCCCAGGAACCTCTGATGGTAATCTTTCTGAGCGCATTAAATTCTGCCATCTGTCGGCTTATGGTCTGACGATCCACGGTCTCAAATTTGCTCTTCAGATCCGCAAACGATGAGAACTGCTGGACGTGAGGGAGCTGATAATAGTCATAATACTTCATCCAGGTCCTGATGCCCTTGAGATTCGAGTAGTCGTTCGGGTCTGGCAAGTCCTGCCTGACGCCCTTGATGCGGGAGCCAGGTCCGAGCTTGAAGTATCCGTTCCACGTGAGCTCCGTCAGGACGCCATGTCTCAGGGCTAGATCGAGCAGGAAATCTGGGGTCGGCACGTACAGCGGCACGTTCATCGAATAGTGCTCAAAGAACGACATGAGGGAACAGTTGTAAGGGATGTGTATCATGCCCGGATGCTTCACGAGATCCGACCACTGATACTTTCCGTAGGCTGACCGGACTGGCACAGCCCCCGTTGCCGCAGCGCATTCTGCCACGGCCCCCGGGCCTCTGCAGTCCATAATGAGATTGCCTGCGCGTTCCGGCTTCCAGGTCACCCCGCAGTAATCGCACATGCTGGGGATGTACAGCGGCCTGATCCCCGTAAAATAGTGGAAGTATTCCTGGTCATAGACGCTGTTGGAGACGACCAGGAGCTTCCCGGCCGCGTGCATCCTCTGGTAGAAGGCATTCAGGCGCTGCCAGCCAGCCGGATTATCATGGTAGGGATACTCGTACCGGATCGGCATGTATACGATGATGGGCTTGTTGAAGCGCTCGTAGATCTGGGCAAGAGACGGTGGGTAGGTAACGATGAAGCCATCAAAGCTGGCGAGCTGGTCCTTGCAGGCATTATAGAACTGATCCGCAGACACGTTTCGCCAGGTCTGCGTGTTCACGGGGCCAAAGCCAGCCGCCGGCGTCCTACCCAGGACCCAGCTGTGGCCGGACATGTTGACGGAGACGACCTGGTGCCCCAGGGTTTTGAGCGTCCTGGAGAGGTCCTCGATGACCGCCACGTGCATGTCGATATTGAAGAACTTCATCACTTGAGTTTTTCAGCAAGGGGAAGTCCGCGCCGCCTATAGTATGTACCTCTGTCCACGTCTGCAAGAGCCTTTGTCCGTTCATCGAAGCCATCTGCAGGACGCTTATTGGCAGCCCAGTGGACGTGCTCGAACGTCGGCTGGTCCAGCCTTCTCAGGTTCTTCAAGAGGCCGAGCTCTGCCAGGACGTCGTAGAGCTCCGTGTCCGAGAACATGTGGTGGTAGGCAGGGTGGTAGATGACCCGGTTCAGCCTTAACAGGCAGTTATATGTCATGATGGGGAGGGTCACGCTCGGTTCCGTCTGGTAGCCGTCGTTGACCAGCAGGCAGCCGTCGAATCCATCAAAGTGCTTAGCCATCCAGGTGTTCCACGACTTGATCGGCCTGAAGTCGTCAGAAGCGAGGATGACGATGTCCTCCGGCTTAGCCTGGAAGGATTTTGCTAGGATGGAAGTCGGATACGTCGCACCCGATCGCGTGTTCCCGACGACTAGGACCTCGACGTTCGGCACGCCGACCAGCATGGAGAGAACTTCTGCCTTCTGCACGTCGACGTTTACGGCTATCTTGACGACGACGTTTTGGGGCTGGTCTGCCAGGTTTAGCCAGGAGCCAGGCGCCCGTTTCAGTGCATTGGCGCACCAGTTTGGTCGGATCGTGGGCCAGAGGATGTACGCGTCCCTTGCCATTAGAATGCAGCCCCCGCGCATCGCAGGCCGCCCTGGGGGTTGCTGCGTGCCGTTACCAGGACCGCATTGAGCGTAGTGATCTGGTTCCCTTCCCGCCACCTGTTCGCGACTGCGATCTTGTCGAAGTACATCTGGTCGTGGCAATTGCAAGGGAGCCAGGTGGGAGTCACGAATTGACTGCGGACCATGACCTCAGGCGTCGCGAATGAGAAGTTCGTCTCTGCGCCCGTCTGCATCCCGCAGTGTGCCATCATGATGCCTGGATTCTGAAAGATTGCGTTGAACATCTCGAGGTACTTGGGGTGCATCACGTCGTCATCGTCGAAGAAGCAGGTCAGCTCACCTTTTATGTGCTGGACGCCGAAGTTTCGGGCATGACTGGCGCCGCGCTTCTCGTTGTAGACGAAGTACTTGATTCTGGGATAAGGCTTTACGGCCTCATGGTAGTCGCTACCAAAGTTGTCGACCAGGATGAGTTCCCAGTCCGCAAACGTCTGATTATGGATGTGGCATATGGTGTCGCCTATGATATGCTTGCGCTGGAACGTGGGCATTATGATGGAAAACCGGGGCATTTGAGTCTCTCGCTTATAGGGAGTTTCATTCTGGCCTGGAACGTCATGAGATCCCGGTCCATGAGAGCAATACCGACGGCGTCGTACTGATCCTGTGGCCGTAAACCATGCGAAGGGTGCCTGTGAATAAATTTGGGTCCGGAAATAATCTTGAGGAGGTGAAGGGCGATGAGGTTCTGGTAGAGCTCCGCATCCGAGTATTGCCAATGGTAAGCAGGGTGGTAGATTGCCTTGTTGAGCTTCTTGAGGCAGTTGTAGGACATGACGGGGAGTGCGATGATTCCGGGGTCTGATTCCAGGCGGAGAATGTCCGCAACCATGAGCCCGCCATCAAAAGACTGGAACACGCTGACCAGCCATTCGTCCCAACCCTCCGGTGGATAAAAGTCGTCGGAGATGAGCAGGACGATTGGGTTGTCTTGGCACTCCAGGGCCTGCGTGATGCAGAAGGCGGCGTGTACGGGACCAGGTTTGTTCGTTCCGACGATGATCACGTCCTGGAAGTCATTGAGCTCTGCCCTCTGGATGGGCGTATTGACCGCGATATGCGTGGTAATGGGGTACTTCTTGCTGGAATTATGTATCCAGCACCGATACGTCTCCCGCATCATCTGGGGGCGGATCGTGGGCCAGACAAAGATGAATCGCGCGTCGGCCATTCTTTAGTTACTATAAGGGATTCTCTATTTTATTTTCGCGTGTGCAATACGGAGCCTTATTTCGAGATACTTTTCCCTCCTGGCCGGAGGTGGTACGTCTCCATCCCACAAGACTGAAGTGGGAAAGGCTACATCAGGATAGACTAAGTCTGGATGCGTAGGCTACGGATACGATCCGGCTGACTACTTCCTGGTAGGATCTGGCGCGGTACTGGCCGGCTTCGGGGTATCTGATTCGGCTCGGATAGGCGCCTGTTCTATCAGCAGAACGACGGCATTTGGGACAACCGAATTCTCTGACATTCGTACCAGGCTATAAGTCTCGGGCGTCTCACCAGGCCGCATCCCACGCGTCAGATAGGAGAACTCGTGATAGAACCCGGTTTTCGGCGCGTAGTCGTACTGGACCAGCTTCTGGCCCGGCGGCAGTCGGACGGTCGCTGACGGCGGGACGACTAGCTTCTGATCAGTCTGGACCGAGGCAGAATCCTGTGGGGTCTGCTGGATAGAATATACGCCACAAGCTCGACAGGGCTTCGGCTGGAAGTGTCTTTGGTGCATGTCCGTAAGATAGATGAGACCGGCCGAAATCAGCACAGCGGTAATGACAAGCGCGATGGGCTTCAGAATTTCTCGCATTTACGCGCCTCCTTCAATTACCTGATGCAGGACCTTCCCGTGATGCGTACAGCAGATCTCTCGGATCGTCAATCCCGTCATCTTGAACGATAGCGAGGCCTCGCACAGCGTGCAGATGCGAAGGGCCTCAAGGCCGAGAATTCGCGTATTCCACCAGCCTTCGGCACCGCAGCAGTGGCAGGGGTGCGTGGGTGCTAGCTTACGCGTCTTCTTCCTCCGCCAGACCATGATTACCATGATGATGAAGACGATTGCGAAGAGCCCGCCGATCCCCAGCAGGAACTTCATCATGTCGCAATTTCCTTTGCCCACTTGACGCAAGCGGGCTTGTCCCAGAAGGCAGCCTTCTGAGCTTTGAGGTCCATGCCTTCCAGCTTGAGAACTTCGCTGGTCCGGTCGCCGGGACGCATTTGGCAAAGCAGTCCTGTGCAGCTGTGCGCGTGATCTTGATGTATGCGAAACCTTCCAGGTCCAAATGGGCTGCAATGATCTGGAGCTGGTCCTCCAGCTTCATGCGGACCAGCTCAGGATCGATGTGTCCGTCCCGATCGGTTTTTGGCATGTTATGGTTCCAGTTTGCGGACGGTGCCCCCGAGCGGTTGCTTTGGTTTCGGTTCCCGGCTGCCAATTGCTTCCTTGGTAAGCATAAAAATGCCCCAGCCATCCAGAAGACCAAAGACAATAATAATGGCTATTCCTATGATCTCGACGACTGCAGGGCTCATGTTTGCTTGTTTATGTGCAGCGCGTTTTCTTCAAGGCCCTTAGAGACACTCCGGGCCGGGTGTCTGCTACTGGCCGGTGCGGCGGGACCGGCGGTACCTGTTCCGGCGATTCTGGCGATTTGTCGACTCTAACCCTGCAACGCCTACCGCACCGTGGGCATATCACGGTCACTTCCATGGCCAATCCCTCACTTGAATCTCCTCACGGTCAGGGCTACGACCGTCTCGTGTCCTGTCTCCTTCAGGTGCTTCTCGGCGGCATCGAAGGCGCAGGCTGGGATGTCCATGTTCCTTTCCAGTGAGGCTTCACCTGCCTCGTCGATTGTTCTCTTGCACGTGACCTCTTCAGCGGGAAAGACATTGAGCGCTCTTCCGCTGATCACGTCGACGACCAGGATTAGCGGCATTTCCCTTTTCACGACTTGCGGGTCGGCCATTTTTCACCCCCATGCAGATCCGCACGAGCAGACCCGCATTGTCTCCCATCAGCTTGTCCTTGTCGATCTTCTTGGCACAGTAGAATATTTCCCGCCCCATGTTTTCTGTGTTGTCCTGGTTGCGGCCGGCGCAGAACCCCTGGCGCGATCAGATCGTCCACGAGTACATCCGGCACCTCCCGGAGAAGAAGCGGCAGGACTGGATCTGGGACAAGATCATCTATGCCGTCGAGCCTCGCCTGAAAGCGAGACAGCGCGTCCTTCCGCTCCTGCGGATTCCTCCATCCCTTGAGCTTTCCTTCCGTACGCTCCCCCCTGAGTGCCCTGTCGATGATCGGCCTGACGGCCATGAGGTTCTTGGCGGGCACGCGGTCCAAGATCCAGTCGGCGATTCCCAACACGGCCCAGTTCTTGTCATGGGAGCCGCATAGTTCCGCGTTGCGGAAGATGCGCGCGAGAGCGAGACCCGCCTTGAACGTCTTCAGCGACCTGTTCTCAAGCGGACTAATAAAGTCGAGTGCCGTGTCGTTCGCCTGCATTCCGCATCCCCAGGACCCCATATTCAGCCTCCTATCTTCTCAACGGGCTCGATCTCGTCGAAGCCCACTGGCATCCAGTGACGATATCCGTTGAGCAAGACCTCTACGGGATACCGGAGACTCACGTCGACCTTCATGACCTCACCAATGCGAGGTTCCTTGCTCGCGCCCACGATGACCTTGACGGCCATCCCGACTTTGACGTCGATTTTCATTTCTACCCTTCCATTACTACGGCTTGTGGAAGATTACTACGGCTTGTGGAAGAAGAAGTTGCCACACCGGCAACACATCTCGAAGTCGGCCCTCACGCCGACGACGAAGGGGATCCCTTCCACTTTGAGGACTTGTCCCTTCTCCACCCGGACAATGTCGCAGGGCAGAGGCTTCTTGCATTTCTTGCAGGGCTGGCCCGCGCCGGTTGCCAGCGTGCGCTTCTCGATCTGCGCCAGGGGCGTCAGCACCGCGGCCTTGGCCTCGGCGGCTGACTTCACGCTCTGGTCCGCTGGGGGCGCCGCCCGCTCCGCGGGCGAGATGACGCCGAAGCCATGAGCCTCGGCGGCCGACTTCCGTTTTGCGTTCTGGTCGACGATGCGTGGCTGGGTGTCGCCCACAACGTTGATTCGCGGCTCGGCCGCACCTACGACCTTGACGGGACCGTCGGCTGCTTTGGGTCGCATCTCTCCTCCTGTTTGAGTATTCTGCCCACCTACAAGAGATTATACCAGACTGAAATACTTGGTGGGAAGAATTTAGACCTGTTGCTTTACTTGCGGCGTCGGGTGCGGAAGCTGAATAGGTGCCGGCTTCTCTTCCGGTTCAGGTTCTAGGTGCATCGGAGCTGGGTGTTCCTTCGCGTACTGCTTGGCGAGCTCGATGTCGGCTGCTTCCGCATCTGACGGCTTGGGCGCGTCTGCGTAAACCTCTTTGGCCGTATGCCCAAGCCGCCTGCTCATCCAGAGATCCCTGCCGCCAAGATGGTGCGTACCTAATTCCTTCTCGGCACCAGTGATCTTGACGAGCTTGTGCTTCCCCGCAGGGAGCGCTGCGGGCGAGCCTTCTGGCTGCCATTCTCCGGAGATGACGTGCCGCTTCTCGCCACCCAGGCCCAAGGTGGCCGGCGCGACGTAGGAAACCGTAGCGGAGCCGTCGTTGTGCCTGACCACGCCGACGGGATGCTTGCCTGCGCCTTTGATGACGCGGAAGGTCTTGGTGTCGTGGACTTCCATCAGATGGAGGGCCTTGAGCAGCATAAGATACTTTTGCGCGGCTAGCAGTTGAGCGCGTCCTCGACGGCCTCCTTCGCGCTGTCCAACTCCGGCAGCCGGTCAGACAGGAACTTGCGAGCCTGTTTGACGACCTTCTTGCCGACCTTGGGGTCGCGCAGGTCGTGCTCGTCGTGGCGCGGCGCGGCCTTGTGCCAGGCCCAGATCAGGCGGCCGATCGCAGCCCTCTGGGACATTTTGGGTGCGGGCTTAGCCAGGAAGCCGGGCACCGCGTCGAGCTCCATCAGGGCGTCATCCACCTTGTCCAGGGCGTCATCGACGCTACAACACGCGACATCGCGCCTGCTCGGTAGAGTTCTTTGCCGGTTTCTCATGTCGGTATTCCTTTCACAAACGGGAGCGGACTCGCCGTCTGCATCGCCTGTTCAGCCACTCTGTTTGCCTGTTCTGCACTCTTGCATATGATGACGACGGTCGAATTCACGATAACGTGGAATTTGGCATATGAGAGGTTTTCAAAATTTGGCATCGAGACGATGGTGACATCCCGACGCGTCTCGAAGGCGGGCATATCCTTGTCCAGCGGGACCAGGGTACCGGCAATCCTGATGGCAGGAGGTCCACCCGGCTCTAACTCGATGGGTCTGCCTTCCAGGTTCCTGCCTCCCAGATCGCCAAAAGTCGGCATGCGGCCTCCCTAGAAAGCTGCCTTCAGCTTCTCGTAGTCCGCGTTCCGCGCCTTGTTGGCCATCATCTGGGCCAGCATCTTGCCCCAGTCCTCTGCCTGCTTCAGGGCCTCCGCCATGTTGCACTTCCGCTCCTTCAGGACGAAGGGCGCAAAGCACTTGGCATCCCAAAGCCACGGCCACTGCTTGAAATACGAAATGAAGGCGAGCCACTTGTCGTCGCACCAGCTGGGCGTCCAGCAGGACGACCGGCAGATGAAGACGATGTCATAGGCGTCCTTGGGCGGGAGCTCCGTGGAAAGCTCGAATCTGCACGATTTCGGCACCTTCGGCCTGGGATCATCCTCCGGGTTCTCTTCCCGCCAGGGAGGATAGATCACGCGATATGACTGGATCAGGCCTTCATCCATCCCGAGCCTTGCCCAGTTCCCGCAGTCGAGCTGCTTGGACCGCCCATATCCGAAGTCGTGATGGGCATCGAAATTGACGACGTCGGCTTGGGTGGCCTTGTTCGCCTTGAGCCACTCATAGAGGCCCTTGTGGCTGTCAACGATGGCCAGGAACATCGGATGGCCATCCAGCGTCCGCTTCCAGAAGCCGTTCAACCGCTCCTCGGGGAGGACGTGGTCGATGGCCCGCTTCTTGTTGGTCATCCCTACGCTACCAGCACGGGTAGCCCAGAGCATGTCGTAGAAGAAGGCTTTGTCTTCCGAGTGCCCCCAGTCGTACTCGTCAGTCGACGGAAACGTCCAGTCCCAGTCGACAGAAAGGACGCGAAGGTGGGAAAGTTTCATGATTCACCAAAGATAGCTTATGAGTGGAAACGCTCCATGGCCGCAGGCGAAGTCAGCGGCCTTCTTTGTCCAGGCGCAAGTCTGCCGGTCAGCACAGGATCCCCTGCCTCAAACGGCAGAAGATGACGTAGCTCGTATTGCGTCGGTGATGGACAAGGCGCCTGCACAGCAGAAGAAGACGGCAGACGTCCGCTTGAATCCCGTCGCCAAGGAGAGGTTGCGGATGGCGGCCTTGTGCCCGAACGGGAAAGCGGCGACCCTGCTGGACCCGAATGCGACGGACGCGGCCACGGTCATCCAGCAGATGCTGGACAAGGGTTACAAGGTCATTGACCGGACCGGCCGCCCGAACGTCGCACCCCCGCCACCCAGGCTGCTTTAGCCGTCACGGATTACGGCCAGCTCTCCCATGTCTTCTTCCCCTTGGCGGTGAACTTGTAATCCCAGATCTTCCGCTCTATGATCTCCACCTGGATGCCGCGCCGGCCCAGTTCGTCCTCGATCAGCTGGGCTTGCAGGTAATCCTTCTGGCTGATGGCGTAATCCTTCTGGCTGATGGCCCTGCCCGTCTCTGCCGCGTCGATGGCGCGATGGTGCTCAACGAATTTGGCTTTGAGCCATTCGGTGGTCTGTTTGGTCAGCTTGACGGACCCATCCTTTTCCTGCTTCGGCAGCTTGATCTTCATCACTCCTCCAATCCCCAGCTTATGCGGCTTCGATGACGAAGGCTTGGTAATCAAGGCTGGCAGGGCCCGGTTCTTTCTGTGTAGCGCTGGCTTCGACGTTGCCGGTCTTCTTGTCCTGGACCAGCGTCCAGTCGCCATAGGACATGACCCACTTGAGCGACCAGTCCTCGGCTTGAGCCTCGATGCACTTGCCCCATTCAGCCTTGGGCGCATATTTCTCGATGAGCTCAATCGCCCAGGCGAGAGCTTCCTGACACGGAAGCTTGAAGATGTCCCGCTTCTCGCAGAGGTTGCCCTGGCTGAGCTTCGCGCGCAGGGTGAGCTGTTTCATTCGATGAGCACCTCTCCAATACTGGGCTTTGGGATGTCATGATAGTGGTAGATGATCTTATCATTCATCTCGTCTAGAAATCTCAGCTTAATCGCCTTTAGGAACGGGACCGAGAAGTATGGCGTGTCAGCCACGGACATAGCCAGCTTTCTGCCCCGGTAGCCAGACGTCGTCGTCTTGCCGACGAACTGCATGTCGTCCTGTCCGCATCCGTGTTCTGCGGTACAGCTGACGCACGTGATCTCCGCGACCTTGCCGTCCTCCATCTCATAGAGGGCGACCTCGCCGCAATCCGCCAGGCACATCTTCTTGGAGAACCAGGCGTAGCGTATCTCCGCAGGATCTACGTCCTGAACTACGCGTCTGTTGCCTGGGTCTCCGAAGGTCGGCATAGCAGCCTCCTATCCGAGTCGGATCTTTCCCTCATCGAAGTCCTGGTGGAGCTTGTTCAGCTCCGCCCAGGCCTCGTCCACCTCGCGGAAAATGTCGGGGATGGGGACTTCACGGTTCTGGGCACCGACTACGTCATAGATCGTGAGCTTCGCGATGGCGGTCGCCAGATTTGCACGGACGGAAGCCAGGGCGTTCCTGACTACGTGCCTTTGCTGTGTCATGGTCTTGGGTATCACGCTTTTCCTCCTCCCTCGTTAACCGGCCCGTCGCTCGTTGCACTCCAGCCACCCCAGCAGAAAGATCATGCATTCGCGCTTCGATGCGACCGGACATATCCCGGCGTTCGGGAACACGTCGCGACCATCTTTCATGATGCGGTATCCACCGCACTCCGCCTGGATCCTAAATCCCGCTCTGGTGGCCGTCGAGTCGAGCTCTTCCCTGCGGATTGTTTTCAGAGGAGCCTCGTGAGCTGGTTCCCGCTCCGGCCGACGATCTTCCCGCCGCGGTCCCGGGTCAGGTCCGTCTTCGCGTCGTACGTGCCCCTGACCGTGCCGCCCCGATCGATCAGCTGCTGGCGACCGTCGCTGCCCTGATGAATCCGACCGAGCCGGACGTTGCTGGAATCCTTGATGACCTGGTCTTCCATGACTGTCTCCTTGAGAGGTGCCGAACCCTAGTAAAACAGGAGGGAATAATTCCTGTCAATCACTTCACGGAGAGCCCCAGGACCTTCTCGACGGCCGTCTCGCGGACGAACTTGCTCCAGGAGAGCTTGGACTTCTGGCCGGGGTCAGGGCACTGATCATAGGCGGCCACGACGAATGCCACGCCATTCGATGGCCTGCTCTGGCAGGAATAAAGGCCCGGAAGCCCTTCGATCCGCCAGAAGGTGGAAAGCACCCCGTAGGTAGCCCCACTCATCTTGGCGTCCTGGTTCAGGAACAGATTCTTGCCGTTTGTGATGCGGGCAGCAAGCGGTAGCGACTTGGGGTCGATCTTCTCTTTCATGACTTGACCTCCGGATCGTCGAAGCTCTTCCAGATTCCGGAGTACCCGCAAGTACAGCAACCTGCCGTACTCGTCGGCCCGTAGTCTAGCTCACTGAACCCGCGGTCTCCGGAGTCGGACATCTTGACGACTGTTTTGACGCAGATGTTGAACGGTCCATAACTCCCACATTTGGGACACTTCTTGCCCTTGAGACAATTCGTATTGGGATTGCTCAATGTTTCCCCCTGAAATGCATCATGACGCGATCCTCGACGAACCGGACGACCTTGTCCAGCTTGTTCACGTACCGCCGAGCCACCTTGATCTGCTTCGCGACGGCCTTGTTCGGGTCCCTGTACGTGTAATCCTCCGTAAAGGCAGGGAGCCCTCCGCTGTCGCCGTGGGTATCACTCATGAGACAGAAGTATTTGCCGTCGAAGTATTTGCCGGAGTCTGTGGGGTAGAGGTTCAACGAGCCCATACGAAGCGCGTAGCACCATTCGCCGTGATTGTGCCATACGCTGATTCTCCAGGGTCCGCCGCGCATCCGCTTCTGGAGAGCCCGCGCCTTGGCGAAAGCTTCTGCCTTGCCTGGCTTCATTCGGTCTCCTCGTCCTTGATGCCGTAATGCTCGTTGAAGGCTTTGTGCGCCTCGTTATTCAGGCTCTCAAGATCTTCGTCGCTCACGCCAGGGATGCCGGTAAGATACGGCATGTCGTGCTCGCCCTCACAGTGGATAACCGACCCGTCCTCGAGCACGATCTTGGAGAGCTGAAACGTGGGATCGCCAAATTCCGTGGTCAGGTGACCCACGACGTCCTTGACCTTCTTACCGGTGAGCTTAACCAGGCTAATGCTCCCCGGTTCGTCGGATGCCTTGACGTCCTTGAAGTTCATTACTGACCTACTTCAGTTCGGGTCCGCCGATCGCCCGCCAGGCGGATTCGGGGGAACTCTGAAAGATCTCGTCGATGTCGTCCTGCTCCTGCTCTTCCCCCTCGTCCTCGGCCTCACCATCGACGTTCGCAGACGTCTCCCAGATCTTCTTGGCCTTCGACTTCGCCGGATTGGCCACATGACCCTCCAGGAGCCAGGCGTCGTACCCGTAGTCGCAACCGCCGATGTAGGTGCAGATGTACGCGGTCACCGGCTTGCCCTTGTGCGTGGCCCTGCAGATGGCCGTCCCGCCGTCGCCGGAAAGATCGCCCTCCCATTCGGGCTTGCTCATCGCTTGTCCTTTCTACCAAGCCGCCTTTGGATGAATTGCTGCACCTTCTTCTGGAAGCGCTTCTCGTCCCAGGGATGGTCCAGCTCCCACTTGAGCTTCTTAGCCGCCTCGATCTCTTCCAGGTTCTTCCGCCCCTTTGAGCCCTTCTTCAGGAGCGCTGACAAAGGCCCGAAGCCGAAAGCTGCTCGAATGGTCTTGATCGTCCGCTGACTTCTGGCGTGGCACTTGTGGCACATTAGCCCGCCACCACGGTCCGGTGCAGGCTTCCGCCTCTTGCAGATCAGGCACCGCTTGGGCATGTCTGGTTCCTTGATTACGGCTTCTCCAGCCCGTTCTCGGTTGCGGTCATTTGCTTCCCGTTGTCGATGCGCTCGACCGTGAACATCGCCTGTCCGTAGTACTTGTCCTTGAGGCGCTCGATGATCCGCACCTTGCGCATGGACTTGGTGAACCAGACGACGTCGCCGGGCTTGAATTTCTTCATGTCAGTCCTTGTAGGGGTCCTCTTCGTCCTCGCCTGCCATCGCTACGCCGATCGGCGAGAGCTTGTGCAGGATGCGGATCGAAGCCTCATGGTGAGCGAGGACCTCGGACAGCCGCTTGTAGCAGTGGGGCGACTCATCGGTCCCGGCCCCGCGGAGTTCCACGTTCTCCCTCTTCACCCACTCCGTCATCATCTCCTTGGAGATCTTCCCGCCCACGCGGGGCTGTCCCCACTTCTTGCGCTTGCCCGCAGCCTCGTTGCGGCCCATGACGCGGCCCGCGCCGTGGACGGTGGAGTAGAGGGCGACCTTGCTCTCGTCGGAGTCTACGCCTTCCACGATGACGGAGCCGTCCCCCATGCTGCCACCGATGAAGCTCCTCTGGCCAGGGAACGCAGGCGTCGCACCCTTGCGCACCACCCAAAGCGGTGCGCCGTCGTGCGTTTCTAGCCAGGCAAAGTTGTGATGGTTGTGGACCTCATCGATGATGTTGGCACCAAGGAGCGCAGCCACCTTGCCGCAGACCCAATCCCGGCCGGCGTAAGCGTAGCGGCCGGCGAGGTTCATGCAGGCAAGATAGTCCTTGCCAAGCGCGGACTCGGCATCGAAGGTGACGGGCTCGACGTTGACGCCGTCCTTCCCGCCGCCTGCCTTGATGAAGTAGGTGGCGATCTTGTGGCCCAGGCCCCGTGAGCCGAAGTGGACGCCGATCCAGACGCGCCCCGCCTCGTCCTCGAAGAGGTCCACGAAGTGATTCCCCGAGCCGATGGTACCGAGCTGCTCGCGGGCCAGCTCCTTGTGGGCGAGGGCGGCGTGTCTATTCCAAGCCGGATCGTCAAAGAGCGGATGGTCGACGTCTTCCTTGTTCTTCCGGCCGATGCCGAATGAGAGGCTGTGCCAGATGTCGTCCATGATCTTGGCGATGTTCTTCCGCACTTCCGCTACGGGAATGTCGGTGAGGACGGCCTTGTTCCCGCAGGCAATGTCGTACCCGACTCCGGACGGGCTGATGCGCCCGTGGTAGGCGACGACGCCGCCGATAGGCACGGCGTAGCCGAGATGATGGTCGGCCATGAGGGCCACGCGAGCAGCCGTGCACTTGCAGGTCCGCATCTGCTCCACCGCGTTGTCCTGCGGGACGCCCCAGACCGGAATGCCGTCGATCATCTGCATCTGGCTTCTCCTAGAGCTCTCTGTTCAGCGCGTCCTTCAGGTGGAATTCGGTCTCCAGCAGGGCGCGCTCATTGAAGCCTGTATATGCCGAGACACGCTGGACCTCGATCGGAGCCTTGGCGACCTCAGACAGAAGAAGGAGTCCGTCCGGGCTCATCTCCAGCACCTTGCAGAGGAGGATCGTCATCTTGGCGAACGGGGGATTGCATTTCCCGTTCTCGATGCCAGACAGGTATCCCTTGCACGTTCCAGATCGCTCAGCAAGTCGCTCGAGCGTCATGCCCCTATGCTTCCTGATCTCATGGAGCACCTGGCCGAACCGCTTTCTGGCGCTGTTTTTCATCACATTGCCTCCTTGCTCATGTCGTATTGTACCAGAAAGGGGGAATTAGGAGGGAAGAATTAAAGAGTCCTCGGCGACGGACGACGGCTCGCTTGAACGGTTCCTTGTAGCCTAGCCGCTTTTGGCTTGTCCACGGTGCAGGCGGTGTGATCATTCCCAGCGGCGTGCGGGTCGAGTAAAGCTCCGCCATGCGCGGATCTCGACACGCCCCTGCTAGGCCCAATCACATACCAGGATTTGCACCCGGCTGAACTCTCACTCTCTTTGAGGAGAGACCATCTACTGTTTTCACCTGCTTGTGTCCGATCCCATTACTCTGGCTGGGACTTGCCGCCCAGCGTGGTACGGGGGAAGTGTCCAGAGCTGGAGGCCACCGGGCGTCCTCCTAAGGGCAGACCCGCGCTGGATAACTCGTCATGCGATCCGCTGTTGATCAGACAACGAAACGCATCTGGTATGGACCGAGTTTCTCCACCACGCAACGGCAACGATGGGCCGTGCCAAGAGGAACCAATGCGCGTCCGCCACCGAGGCTATGTCCTCCTGATTATGTCTCCTCGAAACAGAAGTAATAGCGGGGCCTGTGCTGGAAGCTCACGAGTCCACTCTTCCCGTCGGCCTTGCGGACGACGCGAGCGAACGGGGCCAGGAATCCGAGCACGTTGAAGTCGCGGGTCAGCTCCTCCGTGTTCCACACCTGTCCGTACTGCGCTTCCAGCGTCTCCCTCTCGGTGGGATGGGAATTGATCTCGCCGACCAGATGACGGCGCAGAGCTTCCGTCTCGTCCACTTTCTCGGTCATGAAGCCTCCTACTTGGCTACGGAGTCGTATGGGACCCAGACCCAGGCCAGCACATAAGCGCCCTCACTGCTGCGAGAGACCCGGGCGGTCGGCAGGGGCGCGGATGCCTCATCGACCTCCAGTGCGCCCTCATCCTCGTGAAGCCGCTTGGCGGCTTTGACGATCGCTTCGTCCGTGATGTTCTTGCTATTCTCGGTCATTTAGCCCTCCTTATTCGTCGTGGGAGGCTTGCCCGCAGTCAGCCGCAGGACCAGGAGTTGGAAGCAGAGGTCCATGATCTTCAGGCAGATGATCGTGCCAGAAGCGATCAAGGCGATGTAGATGATCGTCGTGTTAACGTCCATCTTATTCCCCCTAAGAATTAGCACCCCTCTTACCTGTCTTTCGGTTCCAACCATGAGATACCCAGCGCGTCCAGAATCTGCTTTTCGCTGTCCCTGGCAATTATGTTGCCCGCGACATCCGTGAGGCCGTAGCGCGTGAGATGAAGCCCCATCGTCTTGGCCTTGACCCGGCACTTGATGTTGAACTCGGCGCTTCCCGTAAAGAAGAGCAGCCCCGCTCCGTAGGCCACCTTCGGGACGATCCGCAGGTCGACCTGGATGCCCTCCTTCACGATCGACGTAGCCTTCTCCCCGAGGTCCAGGTTCTTACCGAGCGTCCGACAGAACCGGGAATAAGCCACCTCGCCGTCGTCCCCGGCGATCAGGATGTCGATGTCCTTCGGGTCCTTACCGCGTCGAAGCGACCCGGCCACCTCGACACGCGCGTCGGGGAACCGCTCGCGCAGGGCCTCCACGATGGCGGTCGCCACGGACATTGCCTCGACGTGCGGGAACCTCTTCTTGAGCTGAGTCTTCCCGCGCAGCTCCTCGAGCAGCGTCGTGGTCCCGGTCGCCCGCAGCTCGCCGATCGCCTTGGCGATCCCATCCCCAATGCCGGAGACCTGGAGCAGCATGTTGCCGTCGTACTGCTCAAAGCTGTCGAGCTCCTCGATCGCCTTGGCCGCGTTCTTGTAGGCCACGGCCTTGTACTGGTTCTCCCCTGCGATCTTCAGCCGCTCCGCCGTCTCCACCAGCGCGGTTATGATCCCGGACCGCGGGAGCACGCTCTCGACGGTCGCCCCGGACGGAGGAACGTAAGGCTGGATGACCCAGCGGCTGCCGGACGCGATGCTGGCCCGCTTGAGCGTCCACTGACCAGCAACCTTCCCCGAATCGACGCGGAAGCGGACCAGATCCGGCGTCCGCTCCTCGATCTCTAGCTCGCCCTTCTCCCAGATCTCCACGGTCCCCGCCCCATAACCCGCGGCGATCTCTCCCTCGAATCCCATCCAGGAGACGGGATGGTTTTCGGTCTGGATGGCCAGGCGGGATTTCTTGCTCTTGGCAGAGAAGCCCTTGGGGATCGCCCAAGACGGAGCCACCTCGCCCTCGACGAAGCGGAAGTCGTAGTGCAACCCGGCTTTCTTGGCCAGGTGCTTCTGAATCACAAATGGGGTCATGCCTCCTCCCCGTCGACCCTGATCTTGAGCGAGACCGGAGCGTCTTCAGATGCCAGGAAGGCCTGATAGTTCTGAAGCGTGGCCATCGGCTCGAGCTCCTCCCGCAGCGAATCCCGGATCTCCTCGTACTTCTGCTTCTTGGCGATGGCGTTCTGGATCCGGGGCAGGAACGTCTCCTCGTAGAACTTCTGTCCCAGCCGCCTGATGATCTCCCGGTCGTACATCGCGTCTGTCTGCGGGATGCCGGAGAGCTCCTTCCAGGCGAAGAGGCCCGGGATCATCTCACCCTTTGGCGCGGCCTTCTTGCACGCGCAGTGCTTGGCCGCCTCGACGGCAGGGGAGGGCTTGTTCTCCAGGGCTCCCCCTCCCACCTTCAAACGCCTACCGCCGGCGACGTGCTTGGCCAGCCAGAGGGCGTCGCCCTTGGCGCGCGAGACGGGCATCCCCTTGCTGACGTTCTTGACGAAGTTGTACACCGCGAAGACGTCAAATCGGCGAAGCATGGGAACCTCCTAGATTTCGGCGTCCCGCTCGTCCTTCTTGGTGAAGAGCTTCCGCTTCTTGCGGGGAAGCTCCGCAGCGGGAAGGTTTTCCTCCTGCGGGAAATCCTTGGTATTGATCGCACCGGACGCATCCAGGGGATGCAAGCTCGAAGTGGCCTCGTGGGAGCACGAAGCCTCCGGCTTCTTGTCCAGATCGCCGGGCGTCTTGGCTCCGGGCCGGTCGACCAGCTTCTTGTGCTGGGCGTTCCACAGCATGCTGCCTGCAGCAGGGTGGGCCTTCATGGTCTTGATCTGCTCTTCTGCCCACTCGGTGGCGGAGACCGCACAGTTGTCTCTGTCCAGCAACGGGTAGAAGGTCCCGGCGTAAAGGTTGCCTTCCCAGTAGAGGGCCCATTTCTGTCCCTCGTACTGGACCAGCAGGCTGCCATCCTTGGAATGGCAGGCCGTCAGCTGAGGTTGCGTCCAGCTGGGCCAGTTGGCGTGCTCGACCGCGGGCCACGCAGTGATTTCAGGCATATGACCTCCTTGGGTGCTTTGTCGGCCTCACGCCAAAATCCGCACCGCTTGCAGGCATAGTATCCATCGGCGTTGATCTTGAGCTTCCGGCCGCAGTTGAAACAGCTTGCCTGCTTCTGCTCGGTCATAGGCTCATCTTCTTGACCCAGGCCTCAGCAGCCCGCCGGTTGGGGAACGACGCGTGCAATTCCCCGTCGGCCATGACGACGGCGGGCATCTCCGAACGGCCGCTGACTCGGATGGTGAACTTCGGGTGCCGGTACTTCGGGTGCGAGTACAGGACCTTGTGCGTCTTGGTATCGATGATCCTGACGATGCACTCGTCCATGATGGCTTGACCGCCTGTCGACTTGGAATTGTGGATCATCAGCGGAACCTTGACCGGCCCCATGCTCCGTCCGACGGTCCCTTCGACATCATGCTCCTCCAGCCAGTCAAGCCCGGCCTTCTTGCCCCTGGTGTGGCCGTACCGGACACGGATGCGACGAGCGTGCGGCCAGACTCTGCAGTTTTCAAGGATCCTCACGACTTCGGGCGGCGTCCGGGGATCGTAGCTGGTTTCGATGGGTTTCATTTCAGGTTCCTGACTTTCCTCTTGGAAATGGCCATCTGGGCCACTAGCCTGCGACGTGCCTTGATATACCACCGATCAAGCGCCTTGAGCTTTTTCGCGTAGGTTGCCTGGAGCTCGCACTCAGCCCTGTTGAAGTGGCGCTCGATCGACCGCAACATCTCGGCCTTCGTGTTGTCCTTGGTCTTATCGAGCCTGTGCAGTTCCCAGCCGACCTTGTGGCACGGACACATGCAAGCCCACTCTTCGTGAGACGCCCAGAGCTTGAAGATCTGGTGTCCGCACTCTAGGCATCTCTTTTGCCAGGCCTTCTTCATTTGGCCTCCTGAACCGCGACGCAGGCGACATAGACGACGTCGCGGTCCCGTTTCTTGAGACTGGTGATGACCTCTTTGCAGGCCTGCGGGAACGCGCCGTCGCGATCTGCCTCCACGACCACCGCGCCCTTCTCGAGGACCGAGTCGTCGTCCTCGAGGCGGACCTCGTAGAGCACCTTGAACTTGCCCATGGTCTTCCTCCCCAGCTTGCACATGCGCTTGTACCAGTGCCACTCTTTCTCCAGCTGGATCAGTACGACGCCTAGCACGACGCCCAGAAGGATGTCGAGTAAGTGTTCCATGGTGTCGGTGTCTCCTAGAAGTAATCGTCGAGTGTTGGAACGACCGAGAATCCCTTCTTCCGCAGCGCTGAGCAGACCCTCCCATACATGACGCAGGTCGCCTCGTCGTCGGTGTTGAGGCCTCCCCGCGAGTCCTGTCCGTCCTTGACTTCGACGTTCTCGACATCCGTGTCGGCCGGGTCCTTGACCGGATCACGATCGGCAGTCCGGAACCCGCAGACCCACAGATGGTTGTCCCGCTTGGCCCCCTTCGCGGTCAATATCAGGTTCTCCGTGTCGACGTCCCCTCCCGGTTCCGAGACTTCGACCTTGGCGGCTAGAGGCTTTAGCAATTCGACGACGTCTTTCGTCTTCCAGTGCGTCACGTTCGCTCTCCTAGAAGTCCTCGATGCTGAGAATCCTGCTGCCCATGCTGCCAATGGCGTTGGGCGACTTGGCCAGCTTGTCTTCCGCGATCTTCCTGATGATGGTCTGGCGCATCTCAGAGGAGAGCTTCACCAGTTTCACGGCAGCGGCGATTCCCACGTCGACGACGGTGAATTCCTCCACCCATGCGTCGCGAAGCGTCTCCCACTTCTTGTAGGCTTCCTTGTACTTGGCGCGACGCACCACCTTCGTGCCCTGGCTGACTCCCTGGAGGCTGATTATGTCCAGCGCAAAGTCCATCTCCCTGGGTCGGTCGCCAGCGAAGGTGCACGCCAGTTGGACGACAGCGCTTTGCGCGGAAATCCTGCTGTCGTAGGGCCGCGCCTGCTCTATGTCGACGGGCCAGTTCAGCGGCGGCTTTCCTCTGATCTGGCCATAGAATGTGTTGGTGGATGCGTGTCGGATGAAAAAGGCCATAGGCACCTCCTGACTGATCAGCTTCCGGGCTGATCAGCCCGGAAGCTAGTTCCATCCCAGGACGCGCTGGAAGACGACCTTGACGTGGTCGTGCTTGAGCTCGTCACCGAACGCCTGGAGCTCCGCCATGGTGACGCTCTTCTGTCCGGGCTCGTGGTTCAGGGGAGGCAGCCAGCCGTCCTCGACGGGAAGCGAACGCTGGCTGTCGGCGATGAGGGCGTCGAACTTCCCCGGTTCCACTTCCTTGTGAAAGATGATGACCTGCGTCGGCGCAGCGGACGGCGTGTTCGACATGGGTTTCCCTCCGACACCCTGCCGCCTGCTTTATGGGCAGGCGGCAGGGAAGGATCGGGCCTAGTTGTTGAGGACGGAGCTCCCGTCACCCGACAGGACGTCCTTGTTCTTGAGCTTCGTCTTGGCCTTCTCGACGACCTGGCCAGTCCGGGCGATGAAGAAGTCCTTGAACTCCTTGCACTGCTCCTGGCTGCCCTCGAGATCGAACTCCCGGCAGAGCATCGAGCCCACCCACGTCTGGAGGTCGGTCCGCGCCTTGGGGTCCTTGATCTGGTGCGTCGCGATCTCGGTCGCGAAGTTGATCAGGTCATTGACCGTGGTCTGGACCGGGAGGGTGGACGCCCTGCGGTCGCTGAGCCCTTCCACCTGGGAAAGGCCGTACACCTTCACGAGGTCGCCGACGATCCCGCCGAACCGTGCGTGGATGCGCATGTTCGAGTCGCGCTGGTCCTTCGACTCCGGCACCTTCGCTTCCGGATTCGTCGAGGAGGTCGCGAACGGACAGGACCGGTTGAGCACCTGATAGAGAGAGCGAGCCTCACGGATGGAGGCCCACGACTTGGCCGCGTTGTTGATCCGCTCGGCCACGGCGGCGAAGCCCTCGTCGTTGGAGTAGGTCTGGATCATGCGGACCAGCGCGTCCGACACGTCCCCCTTGTTGTCCTTCCCCAGAGGGATCTCCGTGCGGAAGGCGGACGAGAGGACGGTCGCACCGTTGGAGCACACCAGGCGCATCAGCTCCAGGTAGATCGAGGGATTGCCGTAGCCGTCGATCGGCGTCTTGAGGCAGAACCGGGGCTCGTACTTCTCGCCGGCGATCTCCAGGTCTCCCGCGCTGGAGAGCTTGTGCTTGCTGGTGACCTCGCCGTCGGAGTACTCCGCCTCGATCGCCTCGTGCTCGCCCAGGATGTTCATCAGCCCGTAGTAGTCCACGTAGGGCTTGTTCGGGCCGGTGAGACCCAGGAAGCGGACGTCAGGCCCCTTCACTTCGGTGAGGATGCGGACGCCATCCCCGCCCGAAGCGATCAGGCCGCTGCGCTTCTCGGCAATCCGGTCGAAGACCTCCTTGTGGTCGAACAGGTTGAAGATGTTCGGGCTGATCCCGAACCGGGCGCAGAGAGACGACCAGAACCGCTGGCTGGTCCCGTACGACTTGCCGTCCACCGTGATGGTCGAACCCTCCAGGATGCGGCGGCTCCCGAGCTGGAGCTGGGAGAGTGAGGCCACGCGGGGAGGAGCGACCACCGCCATGTCGCCGACGTTGGTCGCGACGGTCTCGAACTTCACACCGGGAGCGGCGTTGAGAGGTGCCTTCACGCTCATCTTGTGTCTCCTGACCTGCGTGGACGGCGCTGGCAGGTTGCCCTGCTTTTGCGCCCCACGTGGTCGGGCCACGAAAAACGACACGCGCACAGATCTCTCTGATCGGCCCTCCTAACTTGAGAACGGATTGTACCAGGGGAGGGAATCCCCTGTCAAGAATTTAGGGTTTGTGGAGCCCCATCAGTGCGGCTCCTGGGATGATCAGCACCATGGCGGAGACCGCGCCACAAACGCTTGCAAGGAAGAACCGGGCAATCCCAAAGGCAATGCCCCACGCGTCCACGGGGGTCATCTTGACCGCCTCCACGAACTGCACGATCCCGCCGATCAGGCAGAGCCAGACGCCGACGTAGAAACCGAGGGCGATGCCCAAGACGACGAGCAGAAGCCCGAGCCAGACCTTCATAGATCCTCCTGTGGTGAAACCTTACGACGTGCTCCAAACGACCCAGGTGTCGGTCTTGGGCATGATCTTCTTGATCTCGGGCGGAAGCGCTGCGATCTTGGCCTTTGCTTCCATCTTCTGTGCCGCCGTGGGCTTCTTGGCGATCTTGGACAAAGGGAAGTTGGAGCACTCGTCGAAGGCGGCCAGCTCGACGCCACAGAACCCGGCGTCGGGGGCGACGTGCCCGGAATAGTGCGTGGTGAAGAAGCCTCCGTCTTCCTCACCGACTTCCACGCCGAGCGTCTTTTCGCAGACCTTCTCGATCTCTTTGGTGAGCGGAATTCCGTAGATGACGTGTCCTATGGCGTACATACCTTTCCCTTTACTGTGAGCTGAGCCACCCGCCCAGGGACTCTCCCCGGTTGCGGCGACGGCGAGAACTCAGAGACTTCTGGATCAGCTGGGGCAGCTTCACGGACGCGGAGTTGGCGATGATCCGAAGCGACGTCGCCTGGGCCAGCGCCACGTTCTCGTTGCCCACGACGCTACGCCACTGTCCTTCCTCTGATGATCCTTGCACCCAGACCCACTCAGCCAGCGCCTTCACCTTGTGGGGGAAGGCGAAGCGCGTCTGCTTGCACTGGACGATCTGGGCGTACTCCTTTGACGGGTGCTTGCGGAAGACGCGGCCTCCCATCTGAATGGAAGGACCGCGGCCAGACGGACGAACGAACACGGTCTTGAGAGACGGACTGTCGAAGCCTTCCGTCAGGATGAACACGTTGATGAGCACCGGGATCTCGCCCTTCTCGAACCTCTCGAGCTGCGCGTCCCGGTCCGTATCGGCGGTGACCACTTCGGAGGCGACGCCCTTCTCCCACAGGAGGTTCTTCATCTGGTAGCACTCGTCCACCGAGAGGAAGAACACGAGCGTCTTGCCCCACTTCTCCTTCTCGC